AGATTGGCAGGAAGCTCAAACATATGAGTAGAACCGTTCTCAAGAAGTTTCTTATAATACGCTGTTTTTCCTTGATTTTTTTTCGTATTATCATTCAAACAACAACATATAGCTTCTTTTTTCGCATCCTGTATTCTATTCTCTGCCAATGCCCTAATGCATGACAACATATGATCGTCCATTCCCATCTCTCAACTCATTCCTTTCTCCACTAAATTCTAATTTAAAATTCAAATGCTATTTCAGGTGCCTTTGGCATATAGCCATTGGATTGCTCTATTCTGCGGATAGCCGCTCGCATACTCACTTCCTTGTCCTCCCATGCATACTCGTAGCCATCTGGAGCAAACGCCTTTTTACACTTCCCATTGCACCGATCTGTCACTGTCTGTCTACTCATAAAATTCTTGCGTGCAGCTTCTCGTGCCGAGCAATATACTTCCACAATCTCACCTGATGCATCTATTTTCGCTACCGGCTGCCGCCTTGAATTTTTTCCAGTACGTTTCCCAAGCTCTTTTTTGCTGATATACGCAATATTCTGTATGTAGTTATCTGACTGACACCCATTTCTGTGATATGGCACATGATCCGCCGGCGGAACCCCAAGAAATGTTCTTGCCATGATTTGAAGCAGTATAACTTCTTTTGCTTTTCCGTCTTTTGTCAGTTTTACTACCAGGCGAGGGCTCCCACTCATCTTTTTAGGATAAGGCTTCATCGTCCTTACCTTTCCAGATCCGTATATCCGGCGCACATTACCATTCATATCCGCTTGGTACTTCCCGTCATAGCCTGGTATATCTCTCCATGATTCTTTCACGCCATTACCTCCTACGCAAACCGGAGCTGCTCTGTCGGCTCTGTTACTATTCCTGATGTTTGTGCAACTTCTCCTAATATGATTTTCTTAAACATACTTTCAAATATAGGCACAGCAATGCTATTCCCGGCTTGTTTATACAATGCCCCATTTAATTTTCCAGGTTTTCCCGGGTGTACTGACATTGCTTTTTCAAAGTATTCATCAGAATATCCTTGTAATCGCCAACATTCACGCTCTGTCAGGTAACGATATTTTCCATTTCCAAGCGATATTACCCCACTATTGGGGCAACGCATCTGTTTGCAAGTAATGGTCATTGCATAATCTTTAATCACAGGAACCTTTCCATTGAAATCACTTGTTTTATCATGGATTTTGTTTATCATACTAGGCTGTGTTACTGTATAATATTCCGGTACATTTTTTTCCAGGAATTCTGATATATTCCTCATCGGAGTTCTTATTAAACTGTTAAAGTCAAATACTTCTCCCGAAAGACAGCTAACAGTAAATACCCTTTGTCTCGCCTGTGGTAGACCGAACTCTCTTGCATCCAGTATGTCGAAATTATTTGTATATCCCATTTTCTTCATTTCTTCTAGATACTTGTTAAAATTATGTATCATATGTTTACTTAAAACATTTTTTACATTCTCCCATATAACATATCTTGGTTTCCACTGCCCCATCTGTTGGATAATACGAATTGTTTCCCACATAAGACTTGACCTTGTCTCGCTTCCTTCGTCTGCGCCTTTCTGATGTCCGGCAATACTGAAATCCTGGCAAGGGCTTCCGTGAATCAGGATATCAGGTTTTAGATTCCACCCTACAACCGACTGTGTCTTATATGGCAATTCGTCTTTAAACATGGCATTGTAGCTTCTAACTGCTTTTTCATCAATCTCCACATAATCTATTGCCTTTACAGGAATGCCTAAGTTTTGCAAGGCACACCTTGGAGAACCAATCCCACCAAACAATTCTAATATCTGTATCATGGCAGCACCTCCGGCATGAAATCAAACAATGTCGGCTCGTCCACTTCATTCTCTGCAGCCTGCAGGTACCCAACGCCATCCCGGAAGTAATCTGGATTCAATTCGCATCCCTTACCGTTCCGGTGCATCTTAACCGCTGTCATCGGTACAGTCATCAGACCGCCAAACGGATCATAGACCATATCACCCTCATTGCTATATCTATTTATAATTCTCTCCACGATATCCAGCTGCAACGGGCATACATGCATCTGTGCGCGCCTGCGGCTCTGCGTTGTATTAAGGGTACGCATCCGGTTGATATCGTCCCATACTTCCAACTGATTCCACGATCCCGGAGCAACGACCATAAATGTTGCCGGAAGCTTGCCGTCCTTGTCCAGATCTTCTGCAAGCTTAACGTGCTCCTCATAGTTGTATACACTACCGCGGCTATACTCCCGATATACCTGTTGCAAGTTATCAACGGGGAAGTCCTTTAATTCCTCTTTGCTTACAAGTCGGTCTCCTGATGATCTCCAATATCCATGTGCATCGATCTGCCATTGTGCTCTGGTATACACTTCTTTAGATTTCTTGACCGGATCATCTGCATATGCCGTAGATCTGTCTGTTGGCAGCTTCCTGAAAAGCAGAATATATTCAGGACACCCTACGCCCATCTTTGAACCATCCTTGCACTGCTCTGTCCATCCAAGGCGGTATGTCTGGTTATTCTCACGGACCACATCGGTCACGACCGTAATCATGCCGAAATACTGGAAGCCATGCTTCATGTAATGACTGATACACTGCGCGTGAAATGGTTCGATTGTCGGCATACCGGTTCCGGTTGCATTCCCAAATAATACGCGGTCCTTGACATGGATCGCCGCCACACGCCCCGGCTTAAGCACCCGGAGAAGTTCCGGCGTAAGGAAATCCATCTGTTCAAAGAACCGATCTGTATTCTGGTTATGCCCGAAATCGTTATAATTTGCACTGTACTCATAATGATTGCCAAATGGAATTGACGTATGTATCAGATCAATGCTGTTGCTCTCCATTGCCCGTGTTTCTTCTACACAATCTCCATATACCGCTTCATAATGTTTTCCCCTCACTGTTCTTTCTTCTCTGCTACCTTCCACACCCATCTTCCTTTCTAACCGCTCCGCTTTATTCGCAGAATTAAGTCCATATTTCTTCACAATCTCAACCATCTTCGTGACCATATGGTTATGATTCTTCCACTTTTCAAGCAGTGCTTCCTTGATCTGCCGTTCATTCTCCATGTAGATAATGTCAATCACAACCGGTTCTTTCTGTAAAAAGCGATAGCAACGATGCACCGCCTGAATAAAATCGTTAAATTCATAATCAATCCCCAGAAAGATCTCCCGGTGGCAATACCGTTGAAAATTGCATCCTGATCCGGATAATGATTTCTTTGTGGCAAATAACTTCGTCCGTCCATTTGAGAAATCAATTACCCGCTGTTCCCGCAAGTCATAATCCATAGATCCATATATGCCCACCACATCCGGCAACGCCTTTTTAATAGCGTGTCGTTCATTCTCCAGATCATGCCACAACAGGAAATGATCTTCCGGTGATTCTTCCACTATCCGTTTCATTTCTGCCACACGGCGATCAATACTTTCTCTCTTAACTGCCGCAGCTTCTTTCAGCCCCTCTGCGGCTTCTTGAAACAGCTGCATCTGACCGTCCCGATCTGCGGTATCGCCATAATGCACCGGCAGTTCGTGCCACCGCACATCTAATGGCGGCAGATCATATCCATCATCCGAATATGCCGGACTGAGATCTGAAGGTTTCGTAACAAAAAGCGCCCAGCTGCTCACCCACATCCAAAATTCATCTTCCATGTTTGGATATAATGTCAGGTTGTTTGCCTTTGTACTGTCACGCTGGAAGAACCGTGTTAATGCCTGTCCGGTATCCATCACTTCGAGATATCCTGCATAATGGATCAGCTCTTTGTATTTATTCGGTGATGGTGTAGCGGTCGCTACCAACTTATAGGGCACGTTCTTAAATTTGTCCAAAAATGTCTGATAGGTCTTGCTTCCAAAACTTCGTAAAACACTGGCT